ACCCCCCGCGAACTCTTTACAAGGTTCGTATCTAGTTGCTAATGTATTACAAGCCATATTTTTTTATTTTGTTTAGTGAAAAAAAAGGGGCGGGATTTTTCCCACCCCCGTTATGATACAAATCTAACTTAATTAGGTTACGTTAAGTACAACTTGCTGAGTTGGGTTCGTAGCGATGATACCACCAGTGAAACGCATGATAACTCTTACGTTCTGTGATCCGTCGATATCCGCCATGTCGATAACCTTAACTTCGTTCAAGTCGCTCAATAGACCCGTTCCAAAGTGTAAGTCACGCTTAAGACCTAAAACCGCGTCGTCGTCTGTAAGACCTGGGCAAAGGTTAACTGGGATACCTTGGAAGTTCATTGGCTTCTCTCCAACGTAGAATTGGAAGTTATAGTTACCCGCAGATAAAGCCGCTTGGTATGCCTTCATTGTTGATGGTCCAACATAGAAACCATAATCTTCTTTACCATAAAGGGCCGCTGGTGATGCGTCTAACATACCTTGTAAACGTGTTACAACGTTTGAACCAGTAGTCGCGCCACTTGCAGTTTCTTCGATTGCGCTATTGTCAACCAAGTAACCGAACATACCATCTTGTCCAGGTACTGATGCGCTATCATAGAATAGGTTAGTTTTCCAAATACCTTTTTCGATTGATTGTGCAACCTCCGCGCTCACTTGAGCCAAAAGGAATTCTTCAAAAGATGCTGGTAACTTCTCATACGCTGAATAACCCGCTTGTGCCGCCTCCCAAGTGTTACGCAAGTTGTTCTTACAAAGTTGTAAGTTTACTTGCTTCTCGGAAGTTTCCAATACGTACTCGCCAAGTGTTACACTTGAAGAATCCGTGAAGTCACAAGTAGCGGCGGTTACGTCAACTGTGTTTTGCCAGTTACGGATAACCTCTTTAAATGCTACGTTAGGGTGTACGGTAATGAAATCTTTTGCTAAAGTTTCACCGCTTAACAATGCGGCCGCGATATATTTACCCGCAAATTCACCCGCGTAGGTGTTTGGGGAAATCGTAGGGCCACTCAATTTGATGTTTTTGATATCTGCCATAATTGTGTTTTTTTTAAAATAATGAATTAAAAACTCGGTCTTGGATTGTTTCGTTACGCTTTGAACCAATCTTAAATTGGAAGTCGCGCTTTGCTTCACTCTCGGGATTGAACTTTGTGTGGTTAGCGGGGGTTTCTGCAAGTTGCTTACGCAATTCTTCGTTTTCCTCGCTTAACTTCACGTTTTCCATTTTCAATTCGTCGTTGCTAGATTCGATCGCACTTAAACGCGCTTCGATTTTAGAAAAATAAGATTCTTCCATTTCGGTTTTAGATTTAACAACCTTTTTAGGTTCTTTCATTTCAGTTGCCATTTCTTCTTCCATTTCTTTTTTGTCGTATCCCGCTTCAACTTCTTCGGCTACTTCAACTTCTTCGTCTTTGGTTTTCACCTCAACAATTAATCCGTTTTCATCAACGGAAATCATTAATTCGTTTTCCAAAGTGTACATACCCGCAGGTACTGGGATATTTCCTTCTTCGGTTACGATAAATACATTTTTACCCACTTCGAACGCCTCGGCCTCTAATACTGCTTCGCCGTCTGCGGTTCTAACTTGTGCTAATTTGGTTTCCACAACCTCGGGCGCGGCCTCGGCCTCAACCTTTGGTGCCTCAACCTCCTTACCCATTACGATGTCGTAAACACGGGCTAGGATGTCTTTTGCATTACTCATATTCAATTAACGTTTGGTTTGTTACGTGTTAGATATTTACGGACTTTAACAAATCCTTTAATTCTTTTAATTTGATTTCGTCTTTTGACATTACCGTTGACTTATCGGCAAAAAAACCTTCAATTGAAAAGCCCTTAACCTTACCCGTCTTTACGTATTCGTCCCATATCTCGGCGTTGTCTACTTTCATAGCCACGTACCAAGTACCTACGGGATCATTTAAACCATACGCCGCGCTTTTGTCGTGTTGTTCGTCAATCTTTAACCAAGATTCTACCAAGGTTAACCCGTTAATGCTTATTTCATGCTCTAACGTGGCCTTGCTTTGGTTGCCATTCTTTAGGTATAATTGACTTGCTTTTTCAATTGTCGCTTTTGAAAAGTAAACGTAAAATTCTTCGCCGTCCTGGTTCCTATAAATTGGCTTGTTAGGAATCAAGGCGGGACCCATTAATATGCGTTTGTCGGTATCAACGGTTGCAAATTGTACCGCGTGGTTTTTTAATGCTATAAAATTGGATTCAATGGCGGGGCTTTCTACTATTGAAATAGCACTAATGCCCTCGGCCATTTGGTCATCGTCTAAAATTAGTTCTACGATTCTCACAAATAATTAACGTTACTTGGTACCTAGTGTTGCGTTTTGTCTTATGTGCCTATCAAGACTTTGTTGACTTGTTACGTTTTGACCCACTACGTAAGCCCTTGCGGGTTTTCTCATTTGCCCCGCAATGTCGGCTTGTAATTGCGCCCCCGCGTCTAATTGACCGCCTATTATCCCAACACTTGGTCCCGCTAATTGTGGGGTGCCTCCACCTCCACCACCCCCCATTGGTGGTTCGGGTATTGGTGTTTGCGTAATTGCTCTGACTTGTGCAAGACCTTGAGCAATGACACCCGCCGCCGCAATTGGTCCCGCAATACCTCCTTGGCCTAACGCCTTCGATGCCCCTTGGTATGTGCTAATTATCGCTTGTGCAATTGCTAACGCTTTAGCAAATTTAGAATCTTCGCCAAGTAATTGTTGCAACCCACTAATGGCATTAATAGACGCGTTTAAAACGTCTTCTTGTAATTTCTTTTTTGCCTCGGCTAACGCTTTTTCCGTTTCTAACTCTTTTAATTTTAATTGTTCCCGATACTCGTGGTTTGCTAATTCTTGGGCTAAAAACGCTTCAAATTCTTCGTCTTCTTTTTTCTTTTGTTTCTCTTTTTGTTTTTGTCGGTATTCGTAATTTGCTACCTCTTGTTCGACAAATTGTTTAAACGCTTCATCCTCGGCTTTCTTGCGTTCCTCGGCGGCTTTTTTATTTTCCGCAGTTTCTGCCGCTTTTCTTGCTTTAAAATCGCGTTCAATTTCTTTGTTTACTCGGTTTAATTCCCTTTGTGTTGCCCGTTGTAAATTTAAACGTTGCGCCACAATATTATTAACCGCCGCTATTGCCTCCGCCTCTTTGTCGGCGTTTTCTTTATTTGTACGGCTAAATGTATTTTCTAATTTTTGTGCGTCACGCCTTAATTCTAAAGCCTCAACTTCTTGGTCTAATAATTGGTCTTCTAACTTTTGAGCATCTATTAATGCTTTTCGTCTTTCGGCCGCGCTAAATTCTTCTTCTTGCCTAGACTTTAATCGTAACTCCGCTATTTTTTGTTCTAATACCGAACGATCAACTAATAATTTTCGTTCTATCTTATCGGCTTTGTTACGCATTTTAGCCACTTCATCGGCGGCTTTAATTTCCTCTTTTTGTTCTTTTACAAATGCCTTCGCGGATTCAGTCGCACCGTTGTATGCTTTTTTTATGGATTCAATAGGATTTAAAATAAAATTCTTTACGCCTTCCCCAAAACTTCGCATTGTTTCCATCGGTTCGGTTACGGCTTTGATTATTGCCTCACCTAAATCCGCTACAATGTCCATTATGTTACCCCATAACGCACCCGCTACACTTAAAATACGATTTAGTTTATTTTGCCCTTCTTCGGAATCTGTTAAAGCACGTTTTAAACTATACAATACTCCAACGATTGCCGCTAATGCCGCACCTAATGGGGTAGCAATTAACGCCAACATTGATTTACTAACCCCTTGAATACCCGCAATTACCCCGCCTAATGGACCAGGTAATTTACTAGCGGTATCGCTTAAATTATTTAATTTTGAATTTGCCTTATCGGTGCTAGTGGTTGTATTATTTACCGATTTATTTAAATCGTTTACTTCTTTGGTTGCGTTATCCGCGTCAACGTCGATAACAACTTTTATTTTCTCGGCCATTTTATTATTCTTTTAAACATTTGAAATAACTCACCCCAAGTTTGAATTACTTTATTTTTGCCTTTGGCTATTTCCATACGTTCAGAAACTCCGTGCCATTTATCCGTTTGAATTAATTTTATTACTTCGCTTATCATTTTGTTTCAACCATTAATCGAGCCGTATTTATATCTATATCGCCCGAGTGATTTTGTAGGCAACTAACCCCCAACGTAACTATATCCCCCGCGTTTAAATCTAAAATTGTGCTAACGCTTGTGGATTGGTCCGTAGTTCCTACATTACATTCGGCTAGTGTGATTTGATCGTTAACCAATACCGCTACGCTTAAATCATGGCCATGCGAATGGTCTATCCCAATCATGCCCGTAATTTTATAACGTGCGCTTACGCTAATATCTACCGAATTAGTACCCAAGGCAAAATAAGCCTCATTACCATATACTTGGCTACTATCTAAACTTACCGCCGTATAGTTTCCAAATTCATCTACGGTTATAGTTTCGGTGCTGGTAGCGTATGCGGTTATTACATTTATTCCCTTGAGCAATTCACGAACCGCCCTATTAAGAAATCCAACGTTACTAAACCCATACCCTTTTTGGCCTAGGTTGTCTACGGTTACATCCCCGTTTAAATCGGGTTTACCATGCGTTACCGCCCTACCTACACTATCCCCATTAAGAACACTTACGCCATCTACTCGATCGTCCCCATCGGTCCATCCTACGCCATCCCCCGCACTTGTGTATTTCTGTACGTCCACATCGGGGTAACTAATTAAGACTAGTTTAGCCCTTTCCGCCAACATATCATATTCTATGCTTTGTATTTTGTAGTAATTAGAACTTACGGCGATGGTGTCGTTCATTTGTAAATTAAGCCACTCACCAACGGGCAAAACCGCATCCAAATAAACCACTCGGCTTTTGCTTGAATACAACCGCGACAAATACGCCCTCCAAAATTCTACGTACATAGTATTGGTTGGTGTATCCCCGCTTAAAGTTGTTTCTAGTCCAAACGCTAACGAATAATCTGTACTTGCCGTTGGGTAGTCTGAATAAGACGAAATCAAAGGGTAACTAAATTGATCTACGTTATTTAATTTCCACGAATCCGAGGTACTTGTAAAGCCCACGTAATAATATAACCACAAATCGGCTTTAACGCCTTTATTGTCGGCATCTAAAACCACGGGTATTTGTAAATCCGTTTCCCCTACCAATTGCCCTTTGGTGTCTACTTCCCTAATTACGGCGGGGGTGAATACGCTAAACGGCGTTTCTATGTTTAATTCATCAGCCGAAAAGTCCACTTCGGGCGATATGTCAACACTTCCGTAATTGCGATTATTTAAACTTTTAAACGCTACGTTGGCTTGATCCTCGGCCTCGGTGTGTTGCATCGTCATACGCCCAGGAATAGGCATTTTTTCGTGCCTAATATCGGTTATGTCTATGTACTCGGTCCAATTCTTGGTTGAACCATCGGCGTAATAATCATCTATATTGTGTAACTCAAACTCCGTATCGCTTACGGGTACCAAAATAGCGTTGTAAGTCTTTAGGAATTTTTGGATAAAATCGCCAACCTTAATTTGCGGCATAACCACCGCCATATCCATGGTGCTATTTTCTATTCCGTAAGGCACTTTGGTTATTTCCCATTGGAAACTATTAATAGTAACCGACGTATTACCCGTATAAACCAATATTTTTATTTGGTCGTTGATATTTGCGTTAAAGGTAAATTGTAAATCAATTGCACCCGTTTGAGAATTTAAACTAAACGTGTTGTATCCCGTGCTTGATTCAAGATAAATAAACGCACCACCCGTTGTAACCGTTCCACTTATTCGGGTTGTGTATTCGCCGTTATATGGGATAGTATAAATACCCGTAGTATTATCGTATTTGTTTAATGGGTCGCTTGTTTCGGTGTCAAATATTGCCGTATGTGATGTTGCTTGAGCCGCAAAAGAAACCGACGACGCATAATTAACGTCTATTTTAGCGTCTACATTATTAGGGTTTTGTATAGGACCCGCCGCGTTTTGTGGTATTACAAAAAGGTCGTTAAAATTGTCTTTGTCTAGTAGTGAACCGCTAATGGTATATCCTATGTCGGCAAAACACGCCGTTACCATTTCTTTTAAAAGTATGGCGGGGCGTAAATCGTTAACGCTCAAACCTTGATCGTATAAGTTGTTTTCAACCACTGGCACTTTGCAATACTGCATACCTAAATGCCAATCGGCAATTGGGTACATAATCTTACCGCTTACCAATCCACCCGCCCAAGACGAAACGACATTGGCATAACTTACCGTATGGTTATACGCCGACCAATCGACTTCGTTTAATAACTTCTCGCCCCAATCGGCTATGGCTTTCTTGCTTTGACCATAAAATACAATGTTATATTGGCGTGGTAATCCGTTCTTAAACTCAACACCCGTTAACTCAATACACCCATCAAATACGGGTAAACCATGCACGTATATTTTAGCGTCTAACTTTAAAAAAGCATTCCACCCATCGAGTAAGATATTTTCGTCGAAGTAATTTTGAAAAATAGGGTCGTTGGTTGGTGTACTTGGTATGGTGAATTGTTGCGTAAAATCCGTGTGCGCGTTACTTAAATCTTGTAACTCTTTTATTTGCCTCGTTAGTTGTATGGTTTCATCACCAAACAAATCCACGGGCGTACCCTCAATTTCTAGTGAAAACCTCATCGTACTATTTTATTTACCAATCCATGGTTAACCTCTAGTTCAATCGTGTACTGTATTAACTTGTCATTGGTGCGGGTCTTACGTTGGAAACTCGTACTTGTTACACGTGCGCTTTTTAAATAATCGTCGTCGATTAAAATGTTATCCGACATAAACATCTCTTGCATTACGTCGTTATCGCCTTCGGGTATCCAATTCGTGTTTAACGTATATTTCTCTTTTGACTGCTTCAAAAATGGTGTTGTTTGTTGCACCCCATACGTCCACGCCCTTGTTAAATCTTCTTGGGCGTATTGTGGCTTTTCGTAGGTTTCACCCGTAAACTCCACTTGTGTTTTGTGTAGTGCATTGAATACATAGGAATCGTAAACCCCAAATTTGTTGATAAAATGCACTAGGATATGCCCGTAACGATTCTCGCATGGGCGTTCAATAGTATACACTACATCGTCGCCGCTTGTGGTAAATGTTACCGTGGTATCTCCCGTTGCCCCTTCGGTGTCGTATAGGTCGACTAAATCAACCCCTTGAACTTTATTATTGCTTTGCGTAACCGCGCTTGGTGTGTATGTAGTGGACCCTATGGTAATACCCGTTACATCGTCGGCCTCATACCACACGTAATAGGAACTAACCCCTAATGGTATTTCGAACTTGCTTTTTGTGGTCAATACGGGACCGCTTAAATTAGCGTTGAACCCTTCGCTTGTATAGGTGAACCCCGCCGTGGCTAAAACTACGTTAGACGTAATTTGTGTGGTCGTTAGGGGGTTACCGCTTCCGTCTTCGTACTTACCTTGTACCTTTACCGCTACCCAAGCGGCACCGCCTCCAATTGTAGGTTGCGCCGTTGAGGCATCAAACGAATCACTATTTATATATTGCTCGGCTATTTTATGCGCGTCAATCCAACCTCGGCCATTGCCGTATTGATCGGGGTAACGCTCAATCGTTGCTATTGGTGTACCTGGTATTGTATTGGTTCCTTGCCACGCATATATTTTTACCTCATAGTAAAATTTAGGTTGGCCATAATTACCATCGTAAAATTGGTACATTATTGGGCTATTCGCCGCCGCTATCTCGGTGGGTTGCTCGTTAAAATTCATTTCAAATT